TCGCGGCATCTATGATTTCGCGACACGCGGCTGGCACGACAAAACGATCCTTGCTGCGATTCACACCATGTGCGAACGCATGCTGGTGAAGGGGCTGGAACGCCTCGTGCCAAAATCCTCGCCTTTGTGTTTTGTCGGTGGCTCCGCGCTTAACATTAAATGGAATAGTGCCATACGTCGCGCGGGATACGATCTGTGGGTGCCGCCGTTCCCGAACGATTGTGGCACGGCGATTGGGCAAGCTGCGCTCGAAATGCTCTATCAAACCGGCCGATGGCACTTGGATTGGTCTGTCTATAGCGGCCCTCCCTTGCTTCCCCCTCCGATTGTCACACAAGCAAATGGATGGGACGTTCGCACCTGTAGCCTCGCGACGTTAGCGGAATTTCTCAGCCTCAACCCATCTGAGCCGGTCGTTTTTCTCCTGGGCCGCGCGGAGATCGGCCCACGCGCCTTGGGGCACCGGAGTATTCTCATGTCAGCGATAGCGGCAGAGAATAAGGCAACGCTGAACCGGATTAAAGGGCGTGAATCGTTTCGTCCAGTGGCACCGATCTGTCTCGCGGAATACGCGGAGGAGTATTTTGACCCTGGCCGCGCCGATCCGTACATGTTGTTTGATCACAAGGTGCGCGAGGAGGCGCGTTGCAGGATTCCCGCCGTTCTTCACGATGACGGCACGGCACGTCTCCAAACCGTGACGCACACCCACAGCCCTGAGCTGTACGAACTCTTGAGCGAGTACGGCGCGAGGAGCGGCGTGCCGGTCTTGTGCAATACGAGTGCGAACGATTCGGGCAAAGGCTTTTTCCCTGATGTCGAAAGCGCGATGCGCTGGGGGAAGGTGGATCACATTTGGTCGAATGGTTTTCTCTATTCGAAAAAGGAGGTGTAGGTGGACATTCAAGAAATTTTCGACAGTATGAAGGCGACATTCGCGGAACGCAACAAAACCTACGGCGACAGCTACCGGCAGATGGGCCCCGTCATGATGGCGATTTTTCCGAACGGGCTGACGATTCAAACCTCGGACGAGTGGCAGCGGTTTGGCGCCTTCTTTATGATCATCTGCAAAGTCGTGCGCTATGCCGAGGCGTTCAAGGCCGGAGGCCATATTGATAGCGCGCACGATAGCGCTGTGTACTCGGCGATTCTCGAACAGCTGACGCGCGAGGGGCTGGCCCTTCGTCAACCAATCGAAAAAGCATGGTACACGTTTTGTGTCTTTTTCACGAAGGATTCACATCTGGCGAAGTATTACACGACAATCACCACTGATGAACCGTCGAGTGGCATTGCCTATCAGAAAGCGTCTATCGTGTATGGTGATTGCGTGGACGATGTGGAACTCTCGACCCATATGAAAGTTTCACGCGTGTATGGTCTCACAGAAATTCCGTTTGGCGAAAGGGGACCAGCACGATGATCATCGCCGTATTCGATACTGAAACCACCGGCTTACTCCTTCCCTCGACGGTCCCGATTCATAAGCAGCCGAAGGTGATTGAACTCGCCGTCGCGCTGGTGAAGAACGGGAAGGTGATGAAGCGGCATACGTGGCTGATCAATCCCGAACACCCGATCACCGCCGAGATCACCCGCATCACCGGCCTTACCGATGCCGACGTCAAAAATCAGCCCACGTTCTCCTCGCTCTTGCCGGCCATTAAGACGGTGTTTAAAAAGGCGAGGGTCGCGATTGCGCACAACGCCTCGTTCGACATCGGCATGATCGACAACGATACCGCGCGGTCAAACGAGCCGGAGCCATTCCCATGGCCGGAGACGCGCATCTGCACCGTGCAAGAGTACCGGCACCTCTTCGGCTTCAATCCCTCGCTCAAAGTCTTATACGAACGGATCATGGGCAAGCCCCTCGCGCAGACGCACCGTGCGATGGATGACGTCAATGCGTTGATCGAGATTCTTCACAAAGACAATTTCTTCACGCGATTGGAGGGGCTATGAGTAAACAGCCTGCCACACTTGAGGAACTCAAGACGGCATTACAGAAAGCCATCTCCGTCTATCAATACGCCTCCATGACGCGGTACGAACGCGAGGCGTGCGCCGATGATATGAAGTACGCCGAAGCCGTCGCGGAACGCGCGGGCATTAATCTCGATGAGTAGCTGGCGGATGAAACGCCCGACGAAGGCGGAATTGATTGTGGCGCTGCAACGCGCGATTCGCGTGTATCAAGTACGTAGCATCAAAACGAAAGAGACGGCGGACGACCGGAATTTTTGTGAACGGATTTTAGAGCGCACCGGTCACCACCAAATTCAATAGCGGGAGACACTATGATCCAATTGCGAGTGAAGACGGAGTACAGCTTTGGGCAGGCCTATGCGCCGATCTCGCGTGTGATCGAGCGGCTGAAGGCCATCGGCTGCACGGCGGCGGGGATTGTGGACACCGATACCTGGGGACACGCGAAGTGGCAGGCGGCGTGCGATGAGGCCGGCATTGAGCCGTTGTTCGGCGTCGAATGTGTCGTGACGAAAGGCGACCTGCCACAGCGTATGTGGTTCCTTGCGCGGAACCTTACGGAACTGTATCACTGGACATCGAAGAGTTATCACCAGCGCCTCCAAACGCGCATCGGCGCCATCCCGCGCCTCTATCCGCATGATGTCGAGGTGATGAGCAAAGACATCGTCAAATTCGCCGGAGAAATTACAGATGCCGAATGGCTCGCACAAATCGACGCCGTGATGGACCTCTCTCCGGCGAGTCAAATTCTCAACATCACCAAACGCCAGATCGCGGCGCGCCATCAGCTTCGTCTCGTCGAAACGTCGGACAATTCCTTTGCGTTCCCTGAAGATCGAAGCACGTTCGAATTAATGAGCAAGTCCAGCCTCAAGCCGTCCGCGCAATATCTCCTCGATACCCTCGATCATCAGGACCACGCGCACACGGTTGTCTCCTTGTGCCATGGGGCACGACTCCCGACTGCGACAATGCTCAAAACGGAAGGCGATTTACTCGCCCTGTGTAAGCGTGGCGCGAAGTTCCGCAAGATCAAATTGACGGGCAAGTATCTCGCGCGATTGAATCACGAAATGAATTTGATCAAGATGAAGGAGTTTGAAAGTTACTTCTTGATCGTGGCCGACATGGTCCAGTACGCGAAGCAGCATATGCTCGTGGGCCCTTCGCGCGGCTCGGCGGCGGGATCGCTGGTGTGCTACTTGACGCGCATCACGGAGATCGATCCGATTCTTCACAACCTTATGTTCGAGCGATTTATTGACGAAACGCGCAAAGACTTGCCCGACATTGACTTGGACTTTCCGGATGATAAGCGGCACCTCGTGTTCAAATACATGGCGAAGAAATACGGCGAGGAGAACGTGGCCCACATCGGCACGGTCAGCCGCTTTAAGCCGAAGAGTGCGCTGATTCACGTGTGTAAGGCGTTTCATATTATGCCGAAGGATACCGGAGCCGTCAAAGCGGCGTTGATCGAGCGTTCCTCAGCGGATGCGCGTGCGAGTAAGTGCTTGGAGGATACGTTTGCGAATACGAAGCCTGGACGGGATTTTATCTCGCTGTATCCCGAAGCGGCGGTGGCCGCAACGCTAGAGGGGCACGCCTCGCATACCGGCGTCCACGCGGCGGGGTTGCTCGTATGTAATGCGCCGATTGCGAACTTTGCGACGGTGGATGACGAGGGGATTGCGCATCTCGAAAAAGACGCGGCGGAAAAGTTAGGATTGCTGAAGATTGATATTCTCGGCTTGCGCACGCTGAGTATTTTAGAAGATGCAGGGAAACATATTGATTGGTACAATTTGCCGCTGGATGATCAAAAAACAATCGATTTATTCAATACTGGCAGGCTGTGTGGGATTTTTCAATTTGAAGGTGGCTCCATGCGCACGACAACCGCGCGGATGAAGATCAAAAGCATTATTGATATTGACGCCATCACAGCGCTCTCGCGCCCAGGCCCTTACTCCGGTGGGGTCACCAAGAAATACCTCGATCGCAGCAATGGATTGTCTTATACGGCGATCCACCCGCTAGTTGAGAAACATATGTCGGAAACCTTCGGCCTGCCCATCTATCAGGAGCAGACCCTCGTCATTGTGAAAGAAATCGGCGGCTTCGGCGGAAAAGAATCGGCCATGATTCGGAAGGCCATCAGTAAAAGCATGGGTGTCGAATTCTTTAACAGTTATTGGGAACGGTTTAAGGCCGGAGCCGCTACGCATGGGGTGGATGAGGTGGTGGCGAAGTCCGTGTGGCAGCTGATCATGACGATGGGCAGTTGGCAGATGAATAAAAGTCACACCCGCTCCTACGCGGTGATCAGCTACTGGTGTGCGTACCTCAAGGCGCACTACCCGCTCGACTTCGCCGCCGCGAACTTGCGCAACGCGAAGGACGATGACAACGCGGTGCTCCTCCTGAGAGAGATGACGCGCGAGGGGATTGAATATGTCCCCTTTGACCTCGACAAGTCGGAGATCAATTGGAGTGTCAAAGACGGAAAACTCTATGGCGGCTTCCTGGCCCTCAAGGGGATCGGCGAGGCGAAGGCGCAAAAATTGATCGCTGCGCGGGACAACGGCACGTTGACGCCCGCGCAGCGCGAAACCATTGCGAAGTCCTTTAACATCTTCGCCGATCTCTTTCCACTCCAGACGAAATATCGCACCCTCTATGCCGACCCCGACGCGAACGGCATACAAGGGCCAATTTCATATATTTC